CGGATCATCCCCAATCCGGGCGCCCGCCGCCTCCGCCGCCTGGTCCGCGAGCGCGGGCACATCGCCAGCGGCGGCGTCCATTTGATCGACATCGTGATATTGCGTCAGCACCGGAGCGATAACCGAGTCAACGGCGCCTTTGACCGCATTGGCAGCGCCAGCGCCTTTGTTCAGACGTTCCAGTTTTTGCGCCAATTCCGGGTATGCGCCCGTCGCGCCCAACGGGGCCGCAAACCGCTTCAACGTCTGGTTCGCCAACGCGAGCCCGGCGCCGTTCGGCTGTACCATCAGCGCCTCAATCCGCACCTTGGCCAGCGCGCCCTGCACCTTTTGCTGCCCCGCGACGATGGCGTCTTTATCGCCAATCAGCCCATCCGCGACATCGGCGTGCAACTGCGCCGCCTGCCCCTGTTGCAAGGCACTCACAAAATTTTGCTCACTAAACGGGTCCTGCGTGACATTGCCTGCGACGGTCTGATTCACATAAGAGCCATTGTCTTTGATCGCATCTTTTTGCGCTTGCTTCGCCGCCGTGAAAAACTGCCCGGTAAAATAACGATCCTGCAACGAGCGCGTGTCGGCTGCAAATTGAACGCGCTGATTTAACGAAGGCAACTGATCGCCATAGTAGGAATAGATTTTCGGGACCGCCGCTTCGTATTGCGCGGCTTGGTCCACTTGCTGTTGCGGCGACAAATCGTTGAACTGATTGCGCAGCTTCCATACCGTCTCCGTCGCCATGGATTGGTATTTCGTGCTCTGCATATTGTAAAAGGCTTTGCTCAAATCCTCCAACCCGGCGCCCAGCTTTTCCGTCGCTGGCCCGATCTTGTCCTCGATGTGCTGGTAATCATCCGGGGATTGCACCTCCGGATTGACACTGGGGAGCCCGGCGGTGCTGGGAACCTCCGCCATAACTATTGAGCCACGCCATAGTTGTTGTTGTAACTAAAGCCCAGCAACGTGTTGGAACTTGTCGGGCTGGCGGTCTGCAAAAAACTGGACAGGTCGGGCGCACTGCCCGGGTCGGCCGGCGCCGTGCTGGTCGGTAGGTTGCCGGCGGCGCCCACGAGTGCGCCGGCCGCATTATAAGCCGCCGCCGTCAAATCCTGGTTCGCCTGCGCCTTGTCGCTCTGCGCCGCGGTCTTGTAGCCGTAAGCCTGGAGCAGCGCGTTGTGAATGATGGTCCCCTGGTCAAACGCATCGGCTGCCCGCGCGCCCGCTTGCACCGCCAGCGCCGAACCGCTGCGGGAGTCGATGTTGTTGGCCCCCTCCGCCCCGATGATCTGGCCGAGCACATTGGCATCTTCGAGCCCCCTGGTCTGCGCCGCCTGGTAGCCCGCCGATGTGGCGCGGGCCGCGTTCTGTTGCGCGATCTTGGCGTTGTTGCGCTCCACCTGCGCCGAATACAGGCCCCCCTCAATTTGCCCTTGCGCGCCAATCACGCCGCCCGCAATCGCGGCACCCGCGCCCATTACCCGCTCCCCTCATACCGCATGAGCAACCCCCACCCCGGCACGCGCAGCGCATCCGGGACGGCAGAGAAGCCCAAAAACCGGGCAAACTCAACCGCGCGCCCATCGCCCGCCATCATCACGCTTTCTACCGCCCGGAAAGTCACACTAACCTCCGCGAGCACCCCGCGCGTCATCCGGGCCAGAGCCAGCGCGTGCCGGGTCGCCATCTGCGCCACCACCATCCAGATATACCCATCCGAGGCGGCCAGCGTCCCCGAGACCCCGCCAATGGCCGCCAATTCCCCATCAATCAGCCACGCCCGGCGGTAGGCGGACTCCTGGAAACGGTGGACGATCTCGCGGTGCGGATCGTACCCCGCCGCCACCATCGCGGCCCGGTCGGCCGCACGCATCCGCCGCGCCATCAACCCGCAATGATGCCGGCGGCATTCGGTCATTTCGTAGCGGGTCACGGTACGCCCACAATCTGAATCCCAATGCCATAAACCGCCACGCCGATGGCCGCGTTGGAGATGGCGCTGATTTGCTGGCTGCCCGACTGGCTGGGAATGTCAAACTCACCCGCCACATAAGGCCCATAAAAGCCGCCCGTGTTGCCCCACAAAGTTTCCAGCGCCGCAGCACCCGAAGGCGTCACGCTGGTCCAGTTCGCGGGATGCGACGGGTCATAAGTCGTGTAATAATTCATGCACGTGAAATAATACAGGCAAGGCGCCGCTTGGCTGGTGCCAAAAGCCGCGCTGGTCACACGGCTGCCGGACACGTATGTCCCCGTCACAATGTCGCCAAAGGCCGTGAAATTCCCAACCTCCCGCAGCGAGATCGATTGCGTGCTGCCACGCTCCGAGACAACAAAGGTGCAAGAGTTTTGCCCCGCCGTGATGGTCTGCGAATAAACCGTGATCTCGTCTGAGAAATTCGCCACCGTTGAAAAACCGGCGGGCTCGTTCGGGTTAACATCCGTGCAATAGACCGTGGCAAGCAGGATGTTGCCGTTGAGGGTCGCGCTTGGCAGCGTGACCACATAGGTCCCGGGCGACAGATTTTGCTCAATCACCGTCTGCACGAAAACCGGCGCCCCAGGCGCCATGATGTTGACCGCAAAGGGCGTCACCGCCAGCACGGTTTGATCGTTGGTCTGCCGCGCCCACACATAAATGCCGCCCGTGTTGGTCGGGGTGAGCGCGCCGCTCCAGGTCCCGCCTGTCACCGTGACATCAACCCAGCCGGTTGCCGGCGCCGATGATTGGCTGCTGCCAAACGCAATCTGCACCGGCTGCGCCACCGGATACACCGTGCCATTGAACGTGATCGGCGTGTTCTTCGTCCCGGTTGTCGGTGGGTTGGTAAAGCCCACGGACGATGGATAATTCGTCAGCGCGAAATAAAACCCGGTATCGCCCTGCACCGTGTTGCCGCCGCCCGCCGGTTGCCCGCCGCGCTTGCCCGCCTCCAGATCGCCATCCAAAATTTCCGTCACCACGGCGTTGACGTTCATCGGCAGCGGGTTGGATTGCTGAAAAGCCACCTGGCCGCGCGTGTCATAATTGCCCGGGACCGGGATGCGGACATCGCCCGTGAACAACGGCGCGATGGTGTAGTTATAGGGCGGGATGCGCGGGTTGGGCAGCGGCGTGAGCCCCTGCCAGAACGGCGCGATCTGGGGCGGCGAGAGCGCGGAGCCGTCCGGCTGGTTGGTCCCAACCTGAATGCCCTCGGATAGCTCAATCCGCGCCGTCACCGCCGACACCCGTTTGCGGCGCCCCTGCATGGCCCCCTGCGGCCCGGCGTCGAAATAGGCGGTCTGGAGTTGCGCCGTGAACCCAAGCCCCACAGTGATGAGGGTGGCGGGCACCGGCAGGGTGATGGTGCCGTTGGACGCCACCACCTGCGGCGGAATGACGGCGCCATCGGCCAGCCCCGTCACCGTCGCACCCACCAGATGCCAGAGCCCCGTGACAATCGAGGCTGGCGTCGTCATCGACCAATCCCCGGCCGCTTGCGGCTGCACGCCGGGATAGCCGGTTGGCGTGCCGGAGTTGGCGTAAAGCTGGGTGATGGGCACCAGGATTTCGCCCGTCACCTGCGTGCCCGAGGTGTAGGCCGTCACCACCGCAATGCCGCCGCCCGTGCGGATGACATTGCCCACGCTGTTGGCTGAAAACACCGACGCCGAGGCGGTGAAGGTCGCCGCCGTGCTCAAAACCGCCGCCGCCGTTGCGCCCTGCCCGCCGTTGGTCGGGTCAACAAAACTCACCTGCGGGTAGATATACCCGGTTCCGCCCGCGGTCACGGTGACGCCGGTTATGACACCGCTGGAGACCGAGACCGTCGCGGTGGCACCCGCGCCTGGCCCCAGCCCGTTATTGTCAACGATCACAACCGTTGTGTCCGAGGCATAGCCCGTGCCGCCGGTCGCAACCGTGATGCCGGTGATCGTCCCGCTCCCGGTCGGGCTCGACACGTTGAGCGTGGCCGCCGGATAGGTGAGCGGCATTTGCACGCCCGCATCCACCGCCCACACCTCCTCCGCCACCGGCCAGAAGCGATCATCCATCCGCTCGATCATGTAGCTGGTCTGGCCGTTGATGGTGCGCTCTACCGCCACATAAACCGCATCCACCGGCAATTCGGTAATGGTCGATACCGAAACAAACAACCCGTTGGTATCATGCCGCGCCCAGCTAAACGTCCCGTCCGTCTTGCCGTAGGTCAGGCTCAGCAACACCCCATCGTTGCGCACCGACCAGACGATCTTGTAGGGCTCCTCCGCATAGGCGTGCTGCACGATTTGATAATTCGTGAAAAGCTGCGAACTCAATTCCGTGATGTCGGTGCCGTTATAGATGTTCTGCCAATATTGATATTGGAACATCCGGTAGATGCTGTTCTTGGCCTGCACGAAGATAACCTGGTCATCGATGCGGATCGGCCCCACGGTTGCCGAAATGCCGTTGAACATCTGCGGCTGCGCTTCTTGATTCGATGGCGTCAAGGGCGACAGATTGGAACTGGAGCCGCCCGGCCCGGTCAACTGCCACGCCTGGCGCCCGGTCAGCACCACCAGGCCGCCCGGCATCTGCACCATCCATTGAATGCCATCCAGTGCGAGCGCCCATGGCGAGCCGGTCAGCGCGTCATTGTTCACGGTCGGGAAATGCGTGTCGAAATTCAGGTAAAGCCCGGTCTGGCTCATCCAATAGGTGTCAGGGTTGTTCTGCGTGGCGGCATAGACGCGGCGTTGCTGAAAATAGCCCACGACCCCCGGATAGGTGCCGCTGTTCGGCCCCACGGTGAGCGTGGCGGTCGCACCCGAACCGCCGGAGCCCGTGGCGTTGATCGTGAGCGTGTCGCCCGCCGCATAATTTTGCCCGGCGTTTTTGACGAAGATGGAGCCGATATAGGCGCCGGGCAGCACGTTGATTGCATACAGCACCCCGCCCGTCCCCGTGCTGGTGCCAATCGTGGTGTTCAAATCCTCATAAATATAATTCCGGCCGCCATTCGTGACATTGCCGGACACGATGGCCCCGCGCGAAAACGGGTTGTTATGCTGCGGCGGCCCCAGGGAATAATCCGGCGTCTTGCCGGTATCGACAAAGCTGGTGGTGGAGGTCTGCCCGATGCGCCCGGCGATGAACGTAGGCGGCGTGGTGGGCTGGATCGGCCCTTGCTCGGCAACCGGCGATTCGGCGTAGATGTTGTAATAGGTCGCGCCCGCCACCGCCGGCCAGGACAAACTGTTGCTGGGATATTTTCCCGAACCGTTCGGCGTGCCCAGCGCCTCATTGCCGGCCAGCGTGAAAACCCAATTGCTTTCCTCGCCGGTCGCGCCGTTCACCGCCGTCACATAATACCAGATGATGTAAATCTGACTGCCACCATCGCCGCCAATGGGTGTCACGGTCAGAGAGGTCGGGGCGGCAATCGCCGCCGCAAAGGCCGGCACCGCAATCGTCCAATTTGAATTGGAAATCCGGGTCAGATCGTAAGGCGGATATTCCGTCAACGTGTCCTGGTTCCAACAGCAAAAACTCATCACGTCAGCCGATTGCGCGTATTTCAGCCACGGCAAATCCACCGCCGCCCATGGCGTCGTCAAAGTGTAAATCCGCGCCGCCACGCCGCCGGAGGTAAACGCGCTGTAGCTGGTCGAATTAACCGGATTGCCGAACACATCATAAAGCGAAAAGCCGGACGAGGACGCGCCCTCCACCACGAGGATGCGCCCGTTCAACTGCGTCATCCCGCCGATGCCGGAGAGATAAACCCAATCGCCATTGGCAAATGGCGCCGTCGCGCCCGAGGTGAAGTCAAACGTAGCGCCCAGCCCCGTGCCCGTGGTGCTGGCTTGCGCCACCGGGTTGCTCGGGAACGTGGAATAACTGCCGCCCGCATAGACATTGCAGGCGTTCGGCCCGAACAGCCCGAAATAAAACGTCGCTCCACTGCCGGAGCCGGAGGTCGATGACTGCGTGAACACGCCGCTCGGGGCATTGGCGGTGAACACGCCGGCCGAGGTCACAGTGACCGTTGCGGCACCCATGACCAGGCCCAACTCCGCACCCGTGAGGCCCCCGCCCGTCACCGGCTCCGCGCTCAAATTGCTCGGATTGACCGTGTAGGCGCCCGCCACCGTCAGGCTATTGACGGCCGTGATGCTGGCCAAATTCGTGACCGTGAACGTCACCCCGGCGCCCGACCCCGAGGTGGCCCCCTGCGCCACCGGGTTGCTCGGAAACACCGTGTAGGAGCCGCTGGAGGTGAAGGTCACAACATCCGGCCCGAACAGCGCCAGGAACGTCGCACCCGTGCCAGTGCCGCTTGTGGCGTTCTGGGTAAAGGTGTTGGCAGTGGGGTTGGCGGTAAACGCGCCGCCAGCCGAGAACGTCACCGCATTGACGCCCATCGTGATCGTCAGGGTGGCACCCGTCAGGCCGCCGCCCGTCACCGGCTCGGCGCTCAGGCTGCTTGGGTTGACCGTGTAGGCGCCCGCCACCGTCAACGCCGTTATCGCGGTCAGCACCCCGCCCACCGAGATCGTGCCCGTCGCCTGGAATTTCGTGCCCGTCCCCGTGGTGCCGGTCAACGTCACCGACCCCGGCGTCCCGCCCGTGCCGCCGGCGGCAATGGTGGGCGTGCCCACAACCCTCGTGCTGGTGATCGTGGCCACCGGGGCGGCGGTTGTCGTGCCCCCGCCCAGCGTGATCGTATCGCCCGGCGCATAGCCCGTGCCCGCCGTCAGCCCGGTCAGGCTCAAAACCTCCGTGCTGTTCATTGTCAGCACGGCCGGGCTGGTGAAGGTGCCCCCGGCCAGCGTCACCGTATCCCCCGGCGCGTAGCTCGCCGTCACCGCGCCATTGTTGGGGCTGGCCGCCTGGCTGCCCGTGATCGTCACGCTGGCCTGAAACTTCGTCCCCGTGCCCGTGGTGCCCGTCACCGTGGCCGTGCCCGGCGTGCCACCCGTGCCGCCGGCAACGATGGTGGGCAGCGCCACCACCTCCGTTGTCGCCACGGTTGCCACCGCCGCACTGCTTTGCGTGCCGCCGGAGAGGTTGATCGTATTGCCCGGCGCATAACCCGTGCCGTTCGCGTCAACCGTCACCGCAAGCAGTTTGGTGTTGGCAACCTGCACCTTCGCCGGCATCGAATAGGTGCCGCCCGCCATGGTGATGATCTCGGCCGGCGCGTAAGATTGCGACACCGCGCTATCCACGGGCGTCACGGCGGTCGCACCCGTCGCCGTCGCACTCACCACCGCCGGGCTCGCCTGCGTGATCCCCGTGATGCCAACCGACACATCCGTCACATAGGCGCCGTCCGAAATGACGCGCATATATTCGTTGCCAAACTCTAACATCAACCCTTGTTGCAGGTTGAATTGGAACGGCACCAGGCGCGGCGGATAGCCCGCGCCCGTCTGCTTCGAGTAGCCGACAAACAGCGTGCCCGCCCGGCTGTTCGCGCCACCCCGGTAATTGACATAGCAATTGCGCATCGTGGACGCGCTGGACGTATATTTCTCGATCTCCGTGCGGCCCCAAAGCTGGGGCGATAACTCGCCACCGAGGAAGCTGTTTTTTATGTAGGGGACGGCCATTTAATACCCGTTCAGCACGGCGCATTGTTATTGTGAATAACAGCCCGTCCAGCTACGCTGCCACAATGCCCCAAAAAACACCTCAAAACGGCTTTTATGTTTATGCTCTTTATAGGCAAGACGGACTCACTCCGTTCTACATTGGCAAGGGTATCGGAAAGCGAATGTATATCCATGAACGGGACGCGCATCGCTTCAACACTCACAAAGACCGCATCATTCAAAAAATGCTTGCCGCTGAGTTTGTTGAAATTCCGAAAAAAAAGCTGTTTGAAAACCTGACCACTCAGGACGCCGGCCGCATTGAGCGTGACCTTATTGCCAAGTTTGGCCGCTGGCCACACGGCCCTCTCGCAAACCTGACTGACGGGGGCGATGGCTGCCTTAATCCGTCTGCCAAAAGTAAAACCAAACAAATTGTCGCCAATCAATCGGCTTGGGCCAACCCCGTTATTCGGCAAAGACGAATTGATGGGATAAAGGCTGCATGGACGCCCGACAGGCGCGCCAGCCACGGCCAAATGATCCGCGAACGAATGACGCCGGAATACCGCGCCAAAATCAAAGCGGCCCAAAAACAAAAATGGCGAAATCCTGCATTGCGCGAAAAAATGATTGCCATCTGGAACACAACCGAGCTTCTTCAATCTAAAAGCCGATCCGCAAAACAAATGTGGATGAACCCCGAAAAGCGCGCGGCCATTGTTCAAGCAATCAGCGAAAGGCAAAGCACCCCCGAAGGACGCGCGCTGCGGAGCGCCATTCTCAAAAAAAGCTGGGAAACCCCGGAAATTCGACAACGGATTTTGACATCCCGCAAAAAATTCCGCGACAAAAATCCGCTCACCACACACCAAAAACAAAACCTCGCCAAGCAGCTTAATAGCCCACAGTCCATCGCTAAGAGCCGCGCCACTAACCTCTGCCCAGAAGTCCGAGACCGAAGAGTCGCAGCGCAACGCGCGGCTTTCGCTTCGCCGGAGGCTCAAGCCATTCGCGCCGCCGCTTCCAAAGCAATGTGGGCCAACAAAACGCCGGAAGAAAAAGCGGCTATACGCCTGAAGGCCGCATCCACCATAGCCACGAAAAAAGCTCAAAATGCGCTCCCGTTGCAAAACGAAACAGAGTCATAACCACCGCCGTACCCGCCCGGTCCACCGCCCCAGTTTCCTCCGTCAAAGGCTCCTCCGTACCCGCCCCACCCACCACCATTGTTGCGATATTGCATCCAATCCACCACGAGAGTCGAGTCGGTTATCGCCTCGTTGCCATCCATCTGCCGGGCAAATTCCAATTTTTGCTTGGCGATCTGGATTTGCTCATCGCGCAGCACCCGGCCCAGCCCCTTATCCTTCGTAAGCGGCAGCGCCACCTGGCTCGCCAGATAGGCAACAAGCGCCTCGCGGAACAGCGGGTCCCACAGCGAAGGATAGAGCACAAGCGAGGTGTAGGTGCATTGCGCGTTTTTCACATTGGTCAGAATGACCGTGCGCGAGGTGGGCGCGATGCCTTGCGTCTCCCAGGTGATCGTGCCGGAGGGCGGCGGATAGTTGCCATCCGTGGCAATCACGAACCGCGCCGGGATGATGCGCTGCCCAAACCACGGCGCCCCCAAGCCGCTCTCAATCGGCACATTCGACGGGATCGCATAATTGCCCTGCGGCGTGCCGGAGCCCGGCCATTGATGATTCCACGGCACAAACCGCACCCTCATGCAGTCGGGCGGATAGGCGTACTCATAGACATAGTTTGACGGCACCAGCACGCCCACATCGGGCGTCTGCCCGGTCGCATCGGCGAGAAGCTGCAACGGCGCCGTTTTGCGCGCGAAATCCCAATTGGCGCCGCGCAATAGCTGTTGCAAACATTGCAGATACGCGCGCAACAAAACCTGCGCCTCGCGGCTGCCCTCTTCGAGATCGCCGATGACATACTCGCTGCCGATGGCATCCAACGCCTGCGCCGCCACATCGGTAGGAAGATTGGCCATGCTACCCCCGAATGTCCTCTGCCATCATGGTTTCCACCTGTTCATCGGCGCCTTCAAGCTTCACCGACTCCGGCAGCCCCAGCACAATGGCCAAACGCCGCGCCAGCGCCGCAGCCAGCGCCTCCGTATAGTCCGGCTCCCAATCCACGGGGTCCGTCACCTGCCCCGTGTAAACCAGGATGCCGGGATAGACGTTGCACAAAACAACCTTGCTCGGCTCACTCAAAGACGGATCGTTATCAACTGAAAACAAATAAGGCTGCGGCGAAAAGTTTGGCACAAACATGGGCACGTTTTTGACGGAGCGCACTTTCAGGCAGTCGGTTGGATAGACGCATTCCGCGAGCCACGGCGGCGGCGGATAGGCCGATGACCATGTGTTCGGCGGCACATAGCCGCCAACCGGCGCCTGCTTAATCAGCGTGAGTGCGACGTTGCGCTCCGCAAACCCCCAATCGAAGGCGCGCAGCATGGCATCGCGGGTCTGCGCATAAACGTCCAGCGCCTTCTTGGCGGCGAGCGAACCTTCCCAGATCGAGCCGATGCGGGTTTTATATCCGATCCGCAC